ATGGAAGCATCAGATATTGATCCTAATGTACCAATTATGCCTCGCAAATTAATAGAATATGATTGTGTTAATATGCAAGATGAGGCCAATGATTTGGCTAGGAAATATCAATCAATCGCTGGTTTATCCACATTTAAAGGAAGTATGAAAGCTAATGAGCTTTTGCCTAAACATAAGTTTAAGGCCAGAGTTTTTGCTGGATGTAATTTTCCTTTCTTATTAGTTGTAAGAAAATATTTGTCTGTCATTACAAGAATGATGGGACAAAATAAACGAATGTTTGAAATGGGAAAAGGATTAGATATGAATGGACCAGATGCAGATAGTTTATATAAGTATTTAGCTATGTATTCGAAAGATAAAATAGTTGCTTTAGATTATTCAGCATTTGACCAAACCATGTCGGCCCAAGTTTCTTCTCAAGCGTCGAACATTATCCTTAGGATAATGAAAAGATTAGGTTGTCCACCTGATCAAATAGCCATTGCAAAAGGCTGTTTAACGGACATTAATTACCCTACGACTACTATTGGTAATGCTTTTGTAAGATTAGCTAATAGTAATCCTTCTGGGCAACCTTTAACAACTGAAGTTAATGGTATTGTTAATTCTTTATATTTACGAATTTTATTTTTTAGGATATATCCTAAATTAAAAGGAAAAGTAAATTATAGAGATTGTATACGTACTATGACTTATGGTGATGATAACATCAGTGCAGTTAAAGAAGGTTATCTAGATTTCAATGGTGAACGCATCGTTGAAGAGGGTAAAAAGGTAGGTTTAGTAATAACTATGGCTGATAAAGACGCCGATATTGTTAAATTTACTGAATTGATGGGTGCAAGTGATTTTCTTAAGCGCAAATTTAGATATTGTGCAGAATTAGATCGTATACTTGCTCCATTAGCAAAATCCTCTATTACAAAAAGTTTTTATTTTAGAGGACGAGAATCATGCGGAACTGATGAAGATTTGTTCGAACAAAATGTTGATCGAGCATTACGTGATGCCTCCCATCATGGGGAAGAATATTACAATGATATTCGTGTTAAATTGCAAAATATTGCAAATTTAAATAACATGAATGCCATTCCATTC